CCTTACGAGAACTTGGGAAACTGGAGGCTAAGTTTGAAAAGACTGAGCCCGAGGTTAAAAGTAAATCTGTTGCTGCAAGATCAAAAGCACCTGAGCCTATCAAGCCATTGAAAAGCGGAAATTCCGGCGTTGATGTGAAAGTGGATAGCGATGGACAATTCCACGGATCGTATCAGCAATGGAAAGCAGCAAGATTGGCAGGTAAGATCAGGTAAATAGAATTTACTTAATCTAAGGGAAATATCATGGCAAATAACTTGCTAACCATTAGTAAAATCACTAACGAAGCACTCATGGTGCTCGAGAACGAACTGACATTTACAAGTGAAGTTGACCGTAACTATGACGATCAATTCGCTGTTGTCGGCGCTAAGATCGGTGCAACTGTTAACGTTCGTCGTCCTGGTCGCTTTATCGGTACAACTGGCCCAGCGCTCAACGTTGAAGATTTCAACGAGACTTCTGTGCCTGTGACTTTGTCGACACAATTCCACGTTGACACACAGTTTACGACCCAAGACTTGGCATTGTCGCTTGATATGTTTAGCGACCGTGTTCTGAAGCCTGCTGTTGCTGCAATCGCCAACAAAATCGACCGTGACGGTTTGGTGATGGCTAAAAACAACACCGCCAACATCGTTGGTACTGCTGGTACGCCTCCAACTGGTTTGATTACTTATCTGACCGCCGGTGCTTACCTTGATTCTGAAGGTGCTCCACGCGATGGTCGCCGTTCATGCTTAGTTGAGCCCTTTACATCAGCCACTATCGTTGACAGTCTGAAAGGTCTGTTTATGCCTGCTGCCAAAATCAGCGAGCAATACGAAAAAGGTTTGATGGGCGTTGACTCGGCCGGTATGAAGTGGAAGATGGATCAGAACGTTGTGAGCCAGACTTTTGGTTCATATGCATCTGCAACCCTGTCGACCAACACCGCCACCTTTACTGGTTCGTTGACTTCAGGTTGGGCATCAAGCTCAACGATCACCATTGCTGCCGCATCTGCTGCTGCCGCATTGAACCAAGGTGACGTGATTCAGATCGCTAACGTTTACGCTGTCAACCCACAAAACCGTCAAGCATATGGCTCAAACAAGCTGCGTAACTTTGTTGTTACCGCACCTGTGACCATTTCTTCGGGTGGGTCGGCATCGGTTACGGTTTCGCCTGCAATCATTACTGCCGGTCAATTCCAAAACGTGTCGGTTTCTTCGACTTCATCGACTGCTGTCGTGACTCCTTTCAACAACACAGGTACTGTTAGCCCACAGAACATCGTAATGCATCGCAATGCATTTACCTTGGCTGTAGCTGACCTAGAGTTGCCCGAGGGTGTTCACTTTGCAGGCCGTGCAAGCGATAAAGAAATCGGTCTTTCGATGCGTGTTGTTCGCCAATACACTATCAACAACGATTCGATCCCGACTCGCCTTGATGTGTTGTATGGCTGGGCGCCTCTGTATCCTGAGCTCGCTTGCCGCGTAGCAGCCTAATTTAGTGGGGGGTTAATCGCCCCCCGTTAATCAAAAATTCAAAGGAAATCATCATGAGTAATCCAGGCCCAGCATTTGTAAACACCAACCATCCACAAGGTTTGGTGAGCAATCAGGCAATTCGTTTGCTTGCTTATTTTCAAGGCGTAAACGTTAACGCAACTGGCGATACCGTTCTGCCAATCATCAACTCGACGACTTACTCTGTGTCGAACGTGGTTATGACTAACGCATCTGTTAGCTTGACTACAGCCGCTGCCGGTGTGTTTACTGCACCAGCTGCCGGTGGTACTGCAATCGTGTCTAACGCTGCCTTGTCTGCGTTGACTAGCTCAACAGTTGTGTCACAGCGTACTGTTGCATCGACTGCCGCACAGTCTGGTCAAAACCTGTATGTGAACGTTGGTACAGCCCAAGGCGCAGCCGCTACTGTTGACGTTTACGTCTACGGTTACGACTTCAGCTAATCCAATTTCCCTCTCGGCTTCGGTCGGGGGGGATTTTTAAGGAAATAGATATGCCATCTACTACCCTCTCACGCGGCAATGCGTTATCCTCGTTTTATATTCAACCAAGTATTACTCCCGCAGCTGTTGCATCATATACATCTGCTGTACAAACTTTTGCATTACCTGGCTTGCAAACAACCGACATCGTTAGTTGTATTGGTGCTGTTGGCGTGCAAACGGCAGGCATTATTACTGGCGAATGTGATTGCTACACAACCGGCATTTTGAGCATTCAAATTGTTAATGCTACAAACGCATCGGCCACACCAGTTGCTGGCGCTTATGTTTTTCAGATTGTTCGTGCTGAAGGGCCATTGCCAGCCACGGCGGTGTAATCATGTCCAACACAAGCGTAATCCGCCCTGCTGGACAGACCTATGCGCTAAGTGTCACAAACACTTCGCACGCATCGGTTTTGATTAACGATACAACAAACGACCAAGTTAACTTTGCCAGTTTTCTGAATTTGGGCGCTTCACCGATTGCCATTGCGGTATCGAATGCAGCAACAGCACCGGCCGCAACGTTTCCAACGGACGGTACGCCAGGCGGGTTTGTATTACCGCCATTGATGACGCAGCCAATTGTTTTAGCTGTGCCAACAACGCCATTTTCAATGACTGCAATTAGTAATTCTGCTGTGGCAGGCATTCTATATGTAACATCAACCAACGATCAATCGTAAGAGGTTTTAATGGCTGATCCGGCTAAAACGGTAGACCAAAATATACTGCCGGTTCAGGCATTATTTAATCTTGATAACAGTTTCAATACTTTTATCGGGCAAAATCAGCCTTTTTATGCCACAGTAAACCCGTTGCAAAGCGGGTTAACGATTACAAATAGCACGATTGACAGCACGATTATTGGTGGAACTACCCCAAGCGCGGGTACTTTCACCAATATTTTTGCCACGACAGGACAGCTAGTTACAACCCCAGCAGGCGGCACAGATATAGCAAATAAAAACTATGTCGATGCTGTTGCGCAAGGTTTGTCATTTAAACAGCCTGCACAAGTCGCTACGATTGGCAACATTACTCTTTCAGGCTTGCAGACAATTGATGGATATACAACGGTCGCGGGTGATCGCGTACTGGTCAAAAATCAATCCACAGCTGCAAACAATGGTATTTATGTCGCGGCCGCGGGCGTTTGGACTAGATCGCTCGATGCCAATACATGGGCTGAAATTGTTTCGGCATATTTGTTTGTGCAAAGCGGCACAACTCAGGGCGGCAGCTCATGGGTCAACACTAATCAGCCTGGCGGCACGTTAGGTACGACTGCAATCACATTTACGCAGTTTTCTAACAACGCAATTTATACCGCCGGCGCAGGGTTAACGCTTACCGCATATCAATTTAGCTTGACGCCTGTTGGCACAGCATCGACTTACGGCTCTGCCTCGAGCGTGCCGGTGTTGACGACCAATGCATACGGTCAAATTTCAAGCGTAACCAATACGTCGATTGCAATCTCAGGCACGCAGATTACATCGGGCATTATTGGCTCGGCATATTTAAGCGGAAGTTATACCGGAATTACGGGCGTAGGAACGCTCACAGCGGGCGTATGGAATGGCTCGACTATTGGTGTGCCTTATGGCGGTACGGGCGCTACAACGCTGACAGGATACGTCTACGGCAATGGTACGGCGGCAATGACTGCCTCGACCACAATTCCAAATACAGCGATTTCGGGTTTAGGCACAATGTCTACCCAAAACGCCAATAATGTATCAATTACAGGCGGGTCGATTTCAGGCACACCGATCAGCGGATCAACGGTTGGCGGCACAACCATTACTGCGTCGACTCAGTTTTCAGGCCCAGGCACAGGATTGACCGGAACGGCCGCAAGTTTATCCATTGGCGGCAATGCGGGTACGGTGACAAACGGCGTTTATACAACCGGATCGTATTCAAATCCGACTTGGATTACGTCGATCTTAGGATCAATTGTTAGCGGTGCGGTTGCATCGGCAACATCTGCTACCAATTTGGCAGGCGGCACAACTGGCGCATTGCATTACCAAAGTGGTGTTGGCGCAACATCATTTTTATCATTGGGTACGACAAATTATGTTTTAACGGCAGGCGCTTCTGCACCGCAATATGTCGCACAATCGACGTTATCGGTAGGATCGGCATCCACGGCAACCAGCGCGACGACTGCAACGAACTTAGCGGGCGGGATTGCAAGTCAAATACCGTATCAAACGGGTGCAGGATCAACAGCATTTATTGCTAATGGCACGACAGGTCAGGTTTTAACGTCAAACGGTACAAGCGCACCGAGTTGGACGACTATATCGGCATCGGTATCTGTTACTGATGACACAAGCACGAACGCCACAAGATACCCATTATTTGCATCGGCCACTTCGGGATCATTGTCCACGGTTTACACGAGCTCAACTAAGTATCAGTACAACCCATCGACGGGTATTTTGACCACAACAGGATTTAATGGTTCAGGCGCATCTTTAACGTCTATAAACGCTTCAAATCTATCATCAGGTACTGTACCGTCGGCACAAATTTCAGGGTCTTATACGGGCATTACGGGCGTTGGCACATTAACGGCGGGAACGTGGAATGCGACGGCAATTGGTTATGCATATGGTGGCACAGGACTAACCGCAACGCCTACTAATGGTCAATTAGACATTGGTAATGGTAGTGGTTTTACCCGAGCCACTTTGACCGCTGGTACAGGCATTAGCATTACGAATGGCGCAGGATCAATTAGCATTGCAGCAACAGGGGGCGGCGCAACAATTACCGACGATACGACTACCAATGCCGTACGTTATGTGTCATTTACAGCCGCATCTAGCGGATCACTAAGCACTTTATATACATCGTCAACTAAACTAAAATACAACCCATCAACAGGGGCGTTGACTGCCTCATCAATTATTATTGCACCATAGGGAAATATCATGGGAACTGTTGTCTT